CCACCAAGCATCAGCTCGGCAATGCTGGTCGGGCTTGTCTGCCGCACATCGTTGGCGAATCGCTCGCCACGGGTGCGCTCATTGTTGTAACCAGCCACCGAACGGGCTTGCTCTGCTTTCGCCGTGCTTTCTGCCGCCGCTGACTGCAAGCGCGGGTCAGCGCCGTCAGGGAACATAGCAGACGCCAGTCCATTGAAGCCTTGCCCAAGATATTGGTTCTGGTAACGGAAAAACGGGTTATGTCTGTAAGGCATTTAATAATCTCCCACAATACGCATGCCACTTGGCCCTCTAATGCCAAGGCCAGACGGACGATCCATGCGCAGGCCAACTCCGGGGTTGTCCTGCATGCGCAAGCCGATACCGGAATAGCTATCTCCTTGCGGCATGAGTCCATACGGGCTTGCCGGCGCTTTCTGTTTATTGGCGTTTATAACTGCCAAGTCGGAAAAGCCCATGAACATGTCACCAAGCATCGACGGCGTTGGCTGCACGATCCTCGGTTGAAACAGTTGGCCAGCGCGGGCTTGAATTTCTGCCTCGGACGCACCGGCCGATCCTTGCGCGAAGTTTCGCAGCATCGACGCAAGCTGGTTGTTACGGTTCACCGCTGTACCGGTGTCAGAGAACGCTCTTGCCACGCCCTGAACATTAGCCAGCGCATTGGCGTCTGTGGTTGATCTGTCGTTGGCAAGCTGATTGGCGCTGGCAATACGGTCTGCCACCATGCCCTCTGCCTGCGGCGAGATGTCCGGCGCTTGGCGTGCCAAAACTTGCTTGAAAGAGTCAGCAATGGTGTTGCTTGCAGCGCCCGTTCTGCCTTCAAAGCCTTGGTACTGATTAACGGAATTGCCAAACGCATCCCCCGTTGCCTGCGCCATCATCTGTTGTCGGACTCGCTCCTTCGCACGAAGAACGATCTGTTCTTCCATGATCTTGCGCTGGTAGGCGATCTGCTCACGCAGTTGCCGCGTCTGCTGACCAAGCATGCTTTGAACTGCACGCGTGTTCTGGCCAGCGTTGATTGCGCTACCAATGGAGCCGATAGCCGCGTACCCGGCAGGCGTGTTCATTTGTTGGGCGAAGGTCGGGTCGGCCATTACTATCTCCTTATTAAGCCACCAAACGGCCGGAGCCACGCGACGATGGCGAGTAAAGCTGCACACCGCCTGCATTGCTTGATGTCTGCCCAGGCGCATTGCCTGGGATGGTGCTGGACAGGTTCGCAATCATGTCGCCAAGCGATTGATACTGAGGATCGATTGCGACGCCGGTTGCTCTTGCCTGTGCCATTGTCCTGATTGTTCCGGGGTCAGCCAGTTGCGAGTTGCTTTGCAGCAGTTCGCCGCGAGCGGATTCGACTTGAGCGCGAGCGTCGGCCGCATACTTGTTGGCCGTGTCTTGCAGGCTGGTCTTGCGGGTGTTGTAGTCGTTTAGCAGCTTGCCGCTCAAGTCGCCGCGAAGCGATGAGTTTAGGTTGCCGCTGCGAGCCAGTTGCGCAATCAGTTGGCGCTGCTCAGTCTCGTACTCACGATCAAGCTGCGGCAATGCGTAATTCAAATAATCGCCGGAGCGCTTGTTGTAGAAGTCGTCGTTGAACTGGCCAAAGACAGACGCGATGTCGGTTGCGCCCTGTGCAATATTCTGCTGCCGACGCTCTTCGGCTTGACGGATGCGCTCTGCTTCAGCCTCCGCTTCACGGCGACGCTGCTCTTCGGCTTGACGCTGAATTTGGGCTTGCTCGGCCGCTGCTTTTTTTCCTGCGTTGGTTGCCTCTTCCATCTGGTACGACGTCTCGCCCATTCCAGCACCAATGGCCGCGCCAACGGGGCCGCCGACAGTATAACCAATGGCCGCTCCAATAAGCGGCTTAACCACACGCTTGAAGGCATTTTTGATGCTACTTAAAATCCCAAACTCAGGCATCCCGGTTTCAGGATTGATTGTGCCGCTGCCGCCGAGTGATTTAAGAAGCTCGGCCTCTTGCGGATTGACATGCGCAAGCATGGAGTCGCCGTTACGCCCCTTTGCGGCCAGCATGTCGCCAACGCCTTGCTCTGGCGCTCCTGAGGCTTGGGCCAATGACTGCGACACCGCCATCATCTGCTGCGGAGTCATTTGCTCCGGCAAGTCTTCTTCGTCCAGCAGATCGCTGTCGATTAGATACTTGCGAATACTTGGGTATTGATCGGGATTTTGAGCAAGGTTTGAAAACACTTGCTGCATTGCGCCGGCAATCTCTTGGTCATCTTTGCCGGAAAGGATGTCGGCTACGGATTCTTGTGCCATGAGGCCTCCTGAAGCTGCGCTTCGGCGAGAAGCGCTCAATTTCGCCGACTACCTAAATTGTATGCAAAACAAAGGGTTATGTCAGGTATTTAACCTGCATCACCACCTTCAAAATGAATTGCTAAGGAACCCAACTTCGCAAAACCAGTGTTTTTGCTAGTCAGTCGGATTGCCAAGTGCGTAGACTGCGCAACAAACGGAGCGCTTCCCTTATTGAAAGTTGTCCCTTCGACATAAGCCACCGTCTCCAGCGCCTGCGTGTTGTTGGGGTCGGAAGCAATCTCTACCTGCCACAAACCCTCGCACGCCACATCAATGCCAGTGAAACTTTTTTTGGTCGCCGGTTTCTTAGCGTCTACGTAAGGCACGTAAGCAACGGCCTCCGTGTTGTCGTAGGTCGTGCCATCAACCCCGCCTAGCAAGTAGAGCTTGTTGTCTGTGCCGCGACAGTACAGGCTACGACCAACGATGGCCCACTCGGAAACGATAAAGCCAGGCTCGTAGATCGACCACGCGGAAACCTGCGACGCAGGGAAGTAAGAGAATACGTAGCACTTGTTGCCAACGGCCAGAATGTATCGGCCGTCGCGAGGCTCTAGCACTGCCTTGCTCTCGCGCACCGTCAGACGGTCATTGTTGATGTCTTCCAGCACCAGCGTGTCAATCGGGTTGCCAATGTCGGTGGCGAACGCTGCATTGGTCGTGTTTCGTGCGCGCAGCGAGCGGATACCGGACTCCGACAGGTAAAACACATCCGAGTCGCCAATCTCCTGCACCGAGCGCGGAGCAATGGCGCCCGTGTTGTTTAGAACCTGCAACTGCTGGTTGGAGCTTACCGTTACATCAACAAACCAAATCTGCACCGTCCTCTCGGAGAAGATCGCCAGGTTTTGCTGGTAGTTGGCAATTGACGTCAGGCGCTCAGAGCCTTCAGCGTTGCTTGCTAAGTTGATAAAGCCCGCTTCCTTTACAGACTCGTTGGCCTCAAGGGGCGCTGCGATACCAGAGAAGTGCAAGAAGCTTGATGCCGTCGTGTACATTTTGTTCTTGGCGGGCTTGCCGTACTCACCCGGCAGGTACGTCTCGCTGCCAGCCGGCGTCGTGACCAAGTTTAGTCCACTGGCTAGCGCGACCGAGCCGACGTTGGTTGTGACATTGCCGGTTTTGGTAATAACCATCGACTTGCCGTTGTTGGCAGTGCCGGCGGCTTGAATGATCACGTTAACCTTGTTGCCAACAGCTAGCGCCCGGTACTCAGGCGCACTTTGATACTCGTTGATAGCAGCAGCTACAGCAGCAGCCGTCGTCGCGTTGTCGCCCGTGTGGTCAATGCGGCTTCCAATAATGTTCACGCTATCAACAGTAATAGCCGTAATGGCGTTGTTCACACCGCCCGAGAACGCGGTGGCAGAACCTACGGTAAAGCCTCCGGTCGTGTTGATCGTCAAGGCAATGGCGTTGTACTGCGTACCAGGACTGACAGCGGTGATCGTGACCGTCGCACCAGCCGCAGTGGCCGTAAAATCAGGGTTTCCAACAAACGCATTGATTGCCGCAGCAATGGCTGCCGCAGTCGATGAGTTCGATCCGTTGTGCTGAACTGGCTGCGTCAGGATCGCCAGCGTGTCAGCGCGAATCGTCGTCACGAGGTCGCTGGATGAGTTCACGCCACCGGTTACCGTAAAGCTGGCCGTCGCCGCAACACCACCCGTTGTCCCGCCCGTGATCGTGAAAAACGCACGCGCACGCGCTTCCACAAACTCCGTGTGCCGCGTGCCGTTGTAGAAGTGATAGATAGCGCCATCTTCGTACTGCGCAATCACGTAAGGCAGGCCGGCAAAAGCGCTGACTTGAATAATCTTTGCCATCGCCGCCCCGCTTGGGTGCGCGATCTGCTGATACACAAGATTCGACGGGGCGTTGGTCGGAAGCGTTACCGACGCAACCGATCCGAACGTGTACAGCGTGCCGCCGACTGCTGCCAAGCCAAACGTAGTAGCCGGCAGCGTTGCCTGCTCAACAAACGCCAGCCGTTTTTCAATCTCGCCGCCACGGTTGATGTGGCCATTAATCAAAGACAGGAGCGAACCAGGCACAGATAAGACCGGCATGCGCCGACTATCCATGCCAGCGCGGAAGTCCTGTATTTCAAAGTAGGCCATGACTTATGAGGCCTGTACCGCAATGATTTTTGGGCCTTGCGGCATGCGACCCGGCGTGCCAGCGCCGTCAGCCAGCGAGAACGTCTCGCTCTTGGCATTACGGGCCTTCAACCGCTTGTAGTGCGCTTCAGCCATCTCAAGCTTTAGCCTCGCGTCGGAAGACTTTTCGCGAGCAAGGATTTCAGCCGCCGAGTACAGCACAAGCAGCGTGTCGTCCAAGTCAGCCAGGTTGGCTTCAGATACCAGCGGACGAAGCTTTCTGATGCCAGCAAACCGCAAGACGTTGGTTGTTGTGGCCGTCGATCCGTTTTGCGAAGGAATCGGCCAAATTTCGACTTGATCGTTGTCGTGTTCCTTCCAGCGCTCTACAGGAAAGGAGCGCACGTCGCGGTCAGAATCATGGGTGTCGTACTCACGCCGGCCAATGCCATAGGACATTGGAAGCCAGCGATCGCCGTACTTGAACTCAACCCTTTCCAGCCGCTCAAGCGTCAAATCACTCGGAAAGTTGTAGTAACGCTGGCCAGTAGCCACCGCCACATCACGCTGAACTCGCAAGAACGTCCAATCGTAGTCCTCCCACAGCCGACGTTGTTGACGTTGGAGAATCTTGATCAAGACGTCTCGCATTTGGATGCCAAGATTGGCCTGCAACGAATGCCCTGCCTCTGCGCGAAGGTCGTCAATCAGAACACCGAGCGATACGTTGCGTGCCATCGTTACTCTCCTTGCTCAACCGGCGCTTCTACTGCCGTCTCTTGTGGTAGCTCCAGTTCCTCAGTTGCACTGGCCTTCTTCGACTTCTTGGCCACGGTCTTGGAGATGACGAATTCGTCGCCAATGCCAGACTCATCAACGGTCTTGGGCAGTGGGCCGGTTGCACCGAGCGTTTCCTTGACGACGCCTTGAGGCATGGTGTAGATGGAGAGCAGTCGGCTGCGCTCTTCGTTGCTGTCGATTTCTTCGTTAGATACAACAGTGATGTTTCGCACTGCGTCTTCGCCATGAATGGCGCGCAGCACCATGATTTCAGGGACGGTCACTAGGTCTTTCCCGACGGTCATGCCGGCTTCGCCGCCAATGGCCACCGTGCAATTGCAGACTTGCATGTCGTTTCTCCTTGCTAGTTATAAAATGGGCCGCCACCCGGAGGTAGCGGCCCGTCCTTCAGCGATGATTAGCTGAACTGGTACACACCGTGGCAGTTAAGCTGCGTGGCAGCCAAGACGCCAGTGGTGGTGATTGCGCGGTACATAACGTACTGGTTGTGCGGACGCGCAGGCGAGTGACGCTTCATCTTCTCGCTCTCCATGTAGTACAGGCAGAGCTTGGAAGAATCGAGAACGTAGCAACGCTTGCGGTAGTCGGTCGCACCACCAAGGGTCGTGCCAATGTCGTCCATCGTCGGGTCGTACTTGAACACCAGGCCGCCGAACGTGACATCGCCGTGCTTGATGTCGGTTGAACGTGCGTAACCGGAGTCCGTGTAGTAGCCACGGGCACGCAGTTCTTTGTTCATACGATCCATGAAGTCCGAGCCGCACAAGGCAACGTCAGGCTTGCCACCGAAACGCTGAAGCTGACGGAACTCCGTGTTTAGGAGAGCCAGCATTTCGTCGCCGGTCGAGGTGGTCGTCACCGCCAAGTTGACGCGGTTGCGCCACCAACTATTTGCTCCCGCGTTCTGGTCGATGCCACCGACGGTCTGAGCAGCAGCAGCAGGCGTGTCCTTGACGAACGCACGGATACCGGCAATCGCGTTGGCGTCAGCCGTGCCGTCACCCCACAGGAAGGTGTTCAAGCCGCGTGCATAGCCTTCAGCCATGTCACCAAGCTTGTCTTCCAAAAGGTTTGCCAACGCAGTCTCTTCGCGACCACGGTTGTTCTTTAACGAATCGCTGTTTAATGAATCAACGACGCTGATGCCGTCGCGCTTTAACTCGGTTAAGGTCACACCGATGCCGATGTGATGTTCCTTCCACGAATAGGCCGCACGCTTGATCTTCGCCGGGTTGACGTAGTTCACCGTGTCGTTGTGGGTGTAGCCAGCCAGCGCGCTGTCGTACTGACCCTTCACGCCAACGGAAACCGCGCCCTTACCGCCGGGGAAGGTCTTGGACTTCTTGTCCATCGCGGCAAGCAGCGGCTTGTCTTGAATGGTGGACGAGAAAACAGTGCCTTTGTCGATGTAGTAATCGAGTGCGGCGTTTGCAATGTTGTCAATCTCTGCTTGGGAAAATGCCATTTTTAAATCTCCGATTCAGTTAAATCGGCCCTACGCTCCTGCCGATGCCTGACGAACTACGTCGAGAAGGCTCTTCGGTTCAGGGGACGCAGAACCATTAGTTTTGCCCCCGACCGCAGTACGCATTGGCGCCCTGTCGCCGCGTGCCCTGAGAAGCAATTGAGTCACTGATTCGTAGGCATCCTTCGATACCTTCAGCGCCTCGTCTGCATTTCTTGGCACGCCGTTCATGGACACATGTGCGCGCACACGGTCTTTCACCAGTTCAGCCTTCAAATCAAAGTCCGGGTCAGTCGATTTAATCGCCTGCTCCCATGCCGACACCGTGTTCGCAATCGACTGAACTTGTGCGCGCTGGTCGTTTTGACTCAGACGATCAAGCTGTGATTGCGCAGTCGTTGCTCGACGCTCCGCTTCCATCTGGCGCTGAAAGACCTCTTGAGCGGTTTCCCGGTCGATGTAACCTTGATCGACCTTCTCTTCCAACTCAGGCGGCAGGCGCTTGCCAACGGCAAGTTCCAACTCATCCAGTTTGCCTTTCAGGATTTCATACGCCTTCGTTGGGTCGCCGGCCTTAATTTTGGCCAGCATGTCCAACTGGTTGGCCACCTCATCGGCGGTCAGACCATTGGCCTGCATGAATCCCTGAATCTCACGGAACTGCCTTGCGTCCGACTCGTACTCGGCCATCTGCGCCTTGTACGTGTTCTTCTCTTTAACTAGCTCCCGAAAACGCGGGTGCTTGTTGAAGGGAAGCTTTGAGAAATCTTCAGCCGAATCGGCCGACGCTTCCTCAATGGTGCTTTCTTGACTCTGACTTGCGGTTGGCGATTCCGCATCACTGTCCGTTGGCTCATTAGTGGCCTGCGCCACGTTCTGAACTACGGCCAGGAGGCTGTCTTCTGTTTCGCCTGGCTTGCTATCGGTCGTCTGCGCTTGCGCGCCGTCTTCCTCTAGCTCCGGGGACGAACCGGATTGCTCTTCAATTTGCATACGTCATCCTTTGTCTTTTTTCCTACATACATTCTGTCTGAAATTGCGCGACTATTCAACACCTTACGCACAACTACATCATCATTGGCGATGAACCGGATGGCCCTGCGCCCGGAGCGCCAGCCTGCGGGGCGTTCAACCCGCCTGCTGCGCCCTGTTCCATGCCTGCCGCCGCATTGGCGTCCGGCATACCGTTTTGAGCAACAATCGACTGCGCACCCTCGGCCAGCGCTGCATCCAAGTCCAGCTTGTCGTCCATGCGCTTTAGTACCTCTTTGGCAAGCCAGGTCGGGTTGATGCCCGGAATCTGGATGATGTAAGGCAGCACGCGCTCAAGATTGCGCAGTTCCGCAGCCTGATTCGGCTTGCCGGTCGATCCAGCTTCAATCTCCAGCGCCACCTCGTCAGCAATCTCTTGGGCGGTCAACTCAGGCCAGACAGCGCCAGGGCCAGCGATCTTCTTCACTTGCTCCGCGCTCATTTGCTGGAACAGGATTGCGCCGGAAGCACGCGCTACCTCGGACATGAACGAGTCGAGTTCATCAACTTGCGCGCCAAGCGCCGACATACGGCTACTCTCGGCAATCGAAGTCTCGGTGGCTGTACCGCCTGCCGTGCCACCAAAGTTGGCCTCTTGCGCGCCGACAGCCAACTGAACGTCATCAAACACCGTCCTGACTTCGTACAAATTAGGGTCGATGCCAGTAGTTTTTAAAGGCGCAACTAGGTCTTCAACCTTTTGGCCGACTTGCATTCCTTGCAAAGTCACCACTGCATGCGCTGGCCTGCTTGCCAGCTTCTGCTTGTCTTCTTCTTCCAGCGCGCCGGCCGGCGTCACATAGGTTGGACGGTTGGCGCGGCGATGCTCACGCAGACCCTCGCGGGCGCGGTTGTACTCCGAGAGCATCGAACGGATTAAGTGAACGTCTGATGGCGGGTATATTTCTTTGTCATGTTCAACTTCATTGCAGACCAGCGAGAACACCGGCCAGAACGTCTCCAGCTTTAACTCAGGCTCTGCCGGGTCTTTCAGAAAGTCTTTGAATCCTTCGGCCACCGTGTAGACCATGCCAGATGGCTTGTCGTAAATCTCGTAGACGCAGACCATCCCCTCGTCGGCATCCTTCTTGTCGCCGCTCTCAGTGGACGTCATGGCAGAGCGGGACGAATCGTGCGAACGCCCCTTCACCTCGTACCCGACGTAGTTGTCCTTGACGTCCTTGCCGTAGATTTCCTTCACCTCATCCGGCGTGAAAAACATTTGATGCGCAATCCAGCGAGCGCCAATGAAACCGCGCAACTGCTTGCAGCGCGGATCAATGATGATGGACGTTGCGTCAGGGAAGTCAAACATCAAACCTTCGCGCAAAATGACTTGCGCCTCTTCGGAGAGCGACGTCATGGAAAGCATCAACTCTTCCATCTCGGCCGACGTCTCGTTCAGCTCGCCTTCTGCCGCATCTTTGGCTAGGCGCTCAAGATGGTCGAAACGCGAAACAGCGTCGTTCAGACGGGCGCTGATTTCCGGCCGGCGCTGCATCTCTCGCTGAAAGCCCAACTTCACATAACCAACACCAGTAGTCAGCATCCGACGCACTAGCGCCTTCATCTGTGACTTAAAGGTTGGCTGCGACTCCTGCATGAAATAGTGAAAAAGAATTTCAAGTGTCTTAGAAATTTTCTCCAGCTTCTGATTCTCTTCAGCTACCGTGTCGTACTCGGAGAGCATCATCGCCACCGCTTCGGGGATTGGCGACATTTCCTGCTCTGCCATCTGGCGCACAGCGCGTGCGTCCTCTAGCATCTGCGGTGAGCCGTCCCACAGCGTGTACATCATCCGGTTGCGACGCTTGGCCACGCAGCGCGGGTTCTTGGCGTATAGAGCCGCTGTCCGTTGCTGCACATGACGCTGCGCTAGGTTGACCGAATACTTGTCCTCAGACCATTCCTTTGGGTCGTACCCGTAGAACACCAAGTCCATGTCGCTCTTCATGCGCTCAAAAGCTTTCTTGTGGTCGCCCTTGCCGGTCTTAATTCGCTCAAGCAGTTCGGTCACAAGATTCTGGCGGGATTGACGGACTTCTTTGTCCTCGTCGGATTCACCGCCCCCGGCCGTCGCCACAATCACGTTCATTTCATCCATGTCACCAACCCCTCAAATTTGCTTCCAATTGTTTGACACTATCGCGGTACTTGGCGTCAGCTTTTAACCAGCCAAGCGTCCCGTATACCGGCCCACTTTCCTTCTTCGCCACTGACGGCGTTGCCATTCTGTTTACGGATCTGCCCAACCATGCCAGCGCATCTACAAAGTCGTCGTGCCTAGCATTAGGAAACTTCAGCATCTGGTCGCGTGCCTCCATGAACCATGGCGCGTGGCGAGGGAAGCGCACTTTCTTCATGCTCATCATTCCCATCACCGACTGAGCGCGCTGCACTTTGTTAGTTACGGGTGTGACCTCTTCAATGGAGAAGTAGGTGCGCTCTTCTTGCATGCGCTTCCTCAAAAACGGGCCGATGGCTTTGCTGATGTGCCCCTTCTCTGCAAACCAAAGAATTGGCTTCCATTGCTTTGCCAGCTTCAGCATGGCTTCAACTTGCTTGTCCGATCCTGCCTTCTCCCACCACACATCCAAGATGTACAGGTCGCCAAACGAATCGACGCCACCGACGATCATCACCGTCGCGTCATTGCGACTCTTGTCTTCGCCAATCGCGTGGTCGCTGGCCGCATAGATGCGCAAGTCAGACGGCACTTGTGACTTGTCATACGTCACCAGCCAATCAGCCCGGAACAAGTCACCATCTTCAGGTGTTGGTCGCTGCTGATAAAGAGCCGAGAAGCCCTTTGCATCAAGCTGCTTGGCGGCATTTAAAAACTCAAGATCAAACCGCTCTGGCCACAATGCCTCGCCTGCCTTGCGACCAAGCGGGTCGTCCTCGTTAGCAATGGCAGGTAGGTTGATAATCTTCCACTTGCCTGCTTCGTCCTCTGAGTAGCAAGGGTTCGACGGGTCGGTAATGCGACCGATCAAATCGTCTTCATGCCAGCGCGTATGGACAATGATCACGCAGGCAAACTTCGTCATTAGACGCGTCATCGCCACCTGCGTGAACCAATCCCATAGCTTGCCGCGCAGAGTCGGTGACTGCGCCTCTTCGGAGTCTTTAATCGGGTCGTCAATGATTAGGATGTCGGCGCCGCGGCCGGTAATTGAGCCACCGCGGCCGACAAACGCAGCCATGCCACCGTTGCCTGTCTGAAGCTTCTCCCGACTCAAGCCGCCGGCACGAAACCTGAACTTTGGAAAGACTTGCTTGAAAGCCGGCGCTTGCATGATGGCGCGGCAGTCAGAACCGATGTCCTGGCTAAATGGTTCGTTGTATGTCGCAAAAATCACGTTGCGATACGTGTCCCTGCCAAGCAGCCACGGGATGAACCGGCGCGAAATCAACTCGGTTTTGCCGTGACGCGGCGGCAGAGTGACGATCAAACGGGGGATATGCCCCAGCTCCACCTTTTCCAGCACCTTGGCCAACGCCCTGTGATGCTTTGCGTCTTTGAACATTGAAAGATCGGTGTTGTCGGGGTCTTCAATGTCAGGCATGGTTAGCTTCACAAACTTAAGGAAGTCGTCTCGCGCTTCAAGCGCTAGCTTTGCGCGCTGCGCGGCGGCAATGCGCTTTTCAATGGCCGACATCCGGCCAGCGCTGTCGTCTGACGCCTGTTGCTCTTCCTGAATGTCTGTTGTCTCGGCCATTGTTGGTCGTCTAAATCATTTAAAGAAGTAATCGATACGTTTACTTTGCGTCCAGCTCTTGCAAGCGATCATTAAGAATCTGCCTGCGCAACTCTTTCATCTTGCGTGTTTCAACAATCGCTTTTTCTGTGGCAGCATTCATGTCGCCGTACATCATGGCCATCACAGGCAATAAAATTACTAGCACAAGACACACGACCACCAAGGCGATGAGTAAGACCCACGGTACGTCGCGCTCATTCGTATCATTGCCATTAGCCATAGGAACCAACACGTTATGAACAGCACCGCGAAAACTGATGTCATCTGCTGCTTTATTTTTCTTTTTATACTTGCCCGTCGCCATCGTGCAGCCTGTGCTTGTCTAAGTTCTTCTGCATGAGCTACCTCTTGTTCTGCAACAATACGTTTCCACATTACATCGAACTTCTGCCACAGTGACCCGAGCTCTGCTGGAGCCGAATAAATCATCATTTCGCGTATTTCAACTAGCATTGCATCCAAGCGTGCTGTGATAATTATTCTGCGTATGGCTCTGCGTCCCACCGATTCTTCGCCCTTGTACACTTTGGAGCCTTGCATTTCTTCTTGCAGTAGTGCTTTACTCAAAGCGTCATACGCATCCATCAAAATACCTAACTGATTACCAATCTCGCTGAACACATCGTTGGGGTCAGTCTTTGCTATTTCTTGAACCCTTTGCACTTCAGCGTTGTACTGCATCTTTTGCGCTGGAGTTGGGTCAATTACTTTGTGATACTGATCTCTTAAATCGTTAAGGACTTCACTTACATCCCCAGCCGCTCCCTTAATATCTTTATAAAGTTTTGTAGCTTGCTTACAAGCCGAGACAGCAGCGTTTGCAATCGCAAGTAGAGTGAACGGATCAATCTCTTACCCCTTCAAAACAATCGACAGCAGCAGCATGATGATTGCACCAGCGCTACCAATCAGTATTTGCTCAAGCCGCTTTAAACGTGCGTTGATACCGGCGTAACGAATCGCACATACTTCTTCGTGCGTGTTTAATTTAAATGCAAGATCGTCCACATCTATTCCTTTTACAGAGCGCCAATGTCAGTAGATGACAATGCTGGTGTCTCTTGAGTAACCGACAATAATTCTGTCTCTTCAGTAACTAACTGTGGTGGAAACACAGCAGCGATTAGTTCCTCGACAGTGGTAGCTGCCTCAATGGCTTGTTGCTTAGAGTCCTGATCCAAGATGATCGCGCCACGCGCAGCAACCACATCCACTGGTATGGCAATGTCGCGCTCAGCTTTGCGGATAACCATCCAATCTGTTTGCGTTAATAAAGAATTCGCAGCAGATTTAGTCTGCCTAATCCAATCTGACTTTAACTGATCTAAGTCTTTTGGATTATCTACGCCCCAATAAAAGCGCTGATCGTAGTACGCTGGATCGGCTACCTCTACTACGCCTAGCAGCTCACGCACAGATGGATCACGTAGGTGTGGGTAAGTAACACCTTCCTCTGTTGTGTATGGGTTGTCGATTGATACTGGTGTACCGTTTAAAGTAAACATGTGTTTCTCCTATTTTGCTCTGGAGTAGTTAAATGGAGCCTCGGCGAAGGCTGCAAAAATATAAGATATTCCAGAACTATTTACTGTTGTGCTTGTAGTTCTAAGTTTAAAACCGTTAGAAAGAATATCGTAATCATATTCTGATGTTTCAGCATTAGCTAGGTTGGGGAATAAGTTAGCCAATGCAACATTACTTGGGCTTCTTGCCGTGTCTTTTACACTCCAATGATTAGTGTTAGTACCTTTAATCATTATGTATCTAGGTCTAAATCCTGTGTACACAAATGTACCATCACTAGAGCCGTTACCAACATAAGAACCAAATTTAGAAAAGCCAACTATTTCTGCAAAACAGTAGGCAACATTATTTATACCGTTTTCATTTACAGCAACCACATTGCCGGGAGAACCAGCAGTAGCAAAGCCAAATGTTGTGCTGCTGTTCAAATCACCTAATACCCCGTCACCAACCGTGGCTGCAGACAGCTCACCACTATCAACGTTTAAAAATAAATTATAAAGAGTAGTTAATGACTTGTGCTTAACGTGCCAATAATCCGCTCCGTTACGCTCTTTGGTTATAAGCATTGCAGGAACAGCACCTAAACCGTGACCAACTGTTGCGTTAGAAAG